GTGTAATTGACCCAGCAAGGGTAACTTCACAGGCTCTGTCTAACGCCATCAGTGTTGCGACCACTATCCTAACAACAAACGCTATAATAACTCACGCAAGAATTAATTAACAGATGAGACCAATAGGTAAGTACATAGTTATAAAATCAATAAAGGAGGAGCTAAAGACTGAGTCTGGGCTTCTCCTGTCTGCACAAGACGCTTCGGACATTCGTTACAAGAAGGGTGTTGTGGTGAAGGCGGGTACTGACGTTAGTGTCATACACAGCGAGGACGTTGTGTACTATGACGGCAACGCTGGTCACGACATGCTGATAGATGACAACCCGTACACTGTTATACAGGAGAGGGACGTTGTTGTGGTTACTTAAGCCTCTCCTCCTTTACAAAGGCATTCATCTCTACTATCATGTTGCGGTACACCTTGTCCATGTATGAGGCATCGTGTCTGAACAGTGGGTTAGCGAGGTGACCCTCTCCAATCTCTTCACCGTTTAGTTTCTTGTAGATATTATTTATCATCCTCTTCCCCTTGTAGGAGAGTTCGTAGAGAGCCTTCTCCTTCCCCTTCTTCTCTCTCCACCTAACTATCCACCCCTCCTTGACGAGGTTATTAAATCTACCCTCGTTCCACGACATACACTCCTCAAACTCTTTAAACTTTGTCTTGCTAAAGATTTGTTCGCTGTAAAGGAAGAACATCATGTCTATATCTGGTGTTCCTAACTTGTACTTTGCCTTTGCCCAGTACCTGATAACCCTCCAGTATTTCATGTAGTCGTGTGATGGTTCAGTCCTGTACTTGTTTTTTCTGACTATATTTTTCATTAAATTAAATTTGTATCTTTGTGTCTGTAAAAATAATAAACCTTATGAAAAAAGCAATAAAAAAATCAGGGGCAGGAGAAAGCGTATACACTCGTCAGCTTGGAAATAAATACGAAAGGCAAACAAAAAGAGCAAGAAATATAAAAGGGAGAGCTGTTACAAAAATGGATAGAGCTGTGACTAAAGGAAAGTCTACTAAACGTGCGACTAATACTGATGACAGAGCTAAAGCAGTTTTGGATAAAGCTAAGGCTACTTATGCAAAGTACATTAAGAATAAGAAGTTGGACGCAAAAGACTCACCAAAAAAGAAAGGAAAAGCAATTAAAAGAGTGACATCAAAAGGAAAAGCAAAAACTTAAAAAACTATCATGAAAAGAGATTTAGGAAGTCCATTAGCACCTACATTTGGAGGTGGAGATTTAAAGAAAAGGTTAGCAAAAAGAAAAGCGAGAACCGAAGCTAAGGTTGAACGTAAAAACATTAAGTCTGCGGGAAAGAATCAAGACGCTAAAAACAAAGGGTACGACTCACAAGCAGATAAAAACAAAAAGAATTTAACCGCTGCTGAACGAAGGCTCATTATTAGAAAAAATGGAACGAGGAAGGAACGTAAAGGGCCTAAGAATGTTTCTACTTCTACTTCTACATCTACTTCTAATAGAGAGGGTGATAAAAACAGGACAACAGTAACAGTAAATAAAAACAAGACAACAATAAAAAAACCAAAAAAAGATAAAAAAGAAGAAGCAAGAAGAAAAAAAATAAATGATGGTAGAAATCCATTTTCTGGATTTCCGAGATTATAAATTAAAATCAAAACAAGATGGGTAAATTATTAGTTTCTATAGGTACGAGTATTATGTACTTTTCATTAAAGGTTAAGTGTAAATGGAATTGGCTTATGACTAAGCTAATGTTCTCGGTAAAAAGTTGTCCCAACGGGATGTGTACTTGTAAAAAAAATAAATGAAACGAACTGAAAATGATGTCCAGAAATCCTCTGGCTTAGGTGACAGTATAGAAAAGTTCACTAAGGCTACAGGGATTAAAAAAATAGTTGAAAGGGCTGCTAAGGCTGCTGGATCTGACTGTGGCTGTGGTAAAAGAAAGGATGCATTAAACAGAGCATTCCCTTATAAAAAATAAAAAAATGGCATATCAAAAACTCCAAGGAAGCGAAGGCTTAAACGTGATTAAATCAGACGATGCTCGTATACCTGACCCGTCAACTGTTGTTGTACTGGATACAGCTACTCAGGCTACTGTAGGTGTAGCCGCCTTTACTGCAAACACGCTTACTGATGTAGGCACTAATTTTACAGGGGCGGGTATAAATGTTGGTGCTATAATATACAACACCACCGCAGGTGTAGCTTACACTGTTACAGGTGTAACCAGTGACACTGTCTTGGCTATTAGCCCAGCAACAGCTGGTGGTGCTACAGACTCTTACACTATCTACAACAACGCAACTATAGGCTGTGTTTTATTTGTAGGGGGTACGGGTAATGTAGAGGTACAGATGGCTGCTCGAAACGGCAACCAGGCTACCGCTGCTCAACCAAGCAACCAAACACTTACGTTCAACAATGTAGCAGACGGCTCGTTCCTTCCTCTACAGGTTGTGAGGGTAGCTGCTGCCACTACCGCTACAGACATTATAGCTATATGGTAAATGCGATAATAATAGGGAACTGTATAGCCGTTGGTGCAGGATCAAGTCCTGCAGTACCTGACGTGCCTGAGTTTAGGTTCTCTGTAAATTCTGCGGGAACAGGTACAAGTGCCGCTAACCAATTCACTATTCCTATAAATTCAGGAACTTTTAACTACGATATCTCTACAGACGATGGGTATAGTGCAACAGGAGTAACGGGTGCTCATACTATTACATTCCCTTCAGGGAAAGGGGTTCATAACGTAGTTATTACGGGCCTATTCCCTGGTATGGGGTTTAATGCAGGAGGAGATGATGATAAAATACTTACCATTGATAATTGGGGGCCTTACGGTAAAGGTTCAACAGACCAACAAAAAGCATTTTATGGATGCAGTCTGCTTGCTATTAACGCAACAGATGAAGGTAATTTTAGTCAGGTTGCAAATTTCTTTAGGTTTGCTTTTTTTACTCCTAACATTACTACATTTCCTTTCATAAACTTGAGTAGTGCTACTAACTTTAATAGCTTCCTTTACTATGCAACAAGTCTAACTACATTCCCTGCAAATATGTTTGACAATTCTCCCGCAACAAATTATATAAATGCATTTGCTAATACAAATCTAACTACTCAATCTATAGATAACATTTTAGTATCTATAGATACAGCAGGAGGAACAAGTGGCTCATTTAAACAGAGTGGAGGACAAGCACCAAGTGCAACAGGAATAGCAGCTAAAGATAGTCTTGTAGCTAAGGGGTGGACGGTAGTATATACAGTTTAAGAATATGAGCACATTAATATGCAACCCAAAAAATGATACATGGTTCATTTGTTGGAATAATAAAAGGAGTGAAATACAGTCCTACTCGTTAGTATCACCTTCTACTTGTATGGAAACATTTTGGAGTGAAGTTGATTATTATTCAGACGAGGCTTCATGGTTAGCAGTATTATTAAAAAATGGAATAGACCCATTTGAAACCCCTTAAAATGAATAAAGAATTGAAGGATACAGTAGAAGTGTTAGCAGCGAACGGAGGGGCTTTAGGAATTACGTTTACCCAATGTAATGAGTTTTTACAATTCATATCATTAGTATTGGCCATATCATTTACCATATATAAGTTTGGTAAACTAAAAAAAGAAATAAAAGAATAGCCATGGGAAAAGAGGATAGATTAAAAAGGAGAATCAAAAAGAAAGAGGATAAGATTAAAGGTTTGACTCCTAAAGCAGGTGGTAATAATAAACCTCAAGGGAGAGCAGTTACACCAACATTTAGTGTTGTCAACAAATCAGCAGTAAACTGCTCAAATAAGAGCAATGGTCTTAAGGGTAGCTGCGATAATGGGAATCTTAAAGCTAAAAAATCTACTGTTTCAAAAGGAAGCCCATTCAGAAAAAAAGGAACGACAAAAACAGCAGGTACTTTACAGAAAAGAAAAAGGATACAAAAGAAGGTTGATAATCTTAAAGATAAATTAAGTAAATCAAAAAAAGGAAGCCCTACAAAGAAACACGCTAACCCAAGATTTTTGTAAAATGAATTACTTCACCTTAGACGAGTTTGATTCGCCTGACGTTCCAGGTTCAGGAGATAGAATGGATATGAAATTTTTAGAGTTATTGGACTACGCTCGTGAGGAGGCTATGATTCCTTTCAAGATAAACTCAGGCTACAGAACACCTGAGCACAATGCTAAGGTTGGCGGGGTTCAGAACTCATCTCACATTAAGGGATGCGCTTCTGACATCTCCTGTACATCCTCAGACAAGAGGCTAATAATAGTTAAGGCTTTAATTAATGTCGGCTTTACAAGGTTAGGGATTTCAAGTTCCTTTATCCATGTAGACAACGACCCTGATAAGAACGATGCAATCTGGTTATACTAATGGCAAAGAAAGTAAGTTGGATGTATGGAGGTAAAAAGTATAGTGGAGCTTTTATTAGAGAAACTAAAACTCACACTTATGCAAGAACCACTAACGGAAAAATTAAGACTATAAAAAAGAAGTAATGGCAAAAAGAGATTTATCAAAACCGTTGGCTGCGTCTAAGTTTGGAAAGACTGACCCTCCGTATGTAACAGGAAAAGATAGGGCTATAGCTCGTAGAAAACTTAACACTAAGTTACGGGCTGCAGGATACACGAGTGGTGCTAATGACCCTCGTGCTCCACAGTACAAGCTATCTCAGGACACTAAAACAGGGGCTTATAATTATAGGCTAAAGTAATGGCAAAAGCATTTAAGATACATAACATGTATAGTGAAACTGGAATCAAAAAAGTTGCTAAGACAATGAAGGATCATGTAGCTTTAAAGAAAAAAGGATATACTCATACTAAGAAAAAGTAATGGCAACACCACGAAGGGGGAAGGCTAAAGTAAAGATTACCTCATCAGGTAAGAAGGTTAGCTATGGTCAAGCGGGTCAAGCTAAGGGTGGTGGTCCAAGAGTAAAGCCTGGCACATCTAAGGGGGACTCCTACTGTGCAAGGAGTTATGGAATAAAGATGGGTTTACCGCTAAAAAAGAGAAACGATCCTAACACACCTAACAACTTATCTCGTAAGAGATGGAAGTGCGTAGGTAAAAAATCTAAACGATGAAACCTAAAAGAAAGGGATATAGAAAGATTGACAAGGTAGCTTCAGGTTCAACTGAGCTTGGCAAAGGAAAAGTTGTTGATGTATATAGACCTAAAAGAAAAGTTTCTAAAACTTTGGAAAAGGATGTTACCTATAAAACAGAAAGCACACCAAGGGTAAAGTTTACTGATAGAGAGGTAACAAAGAGGTATAAAGACGGTAGCCTTAAGTCTCATAAGCGTATTAGAAGAAAGAACGGTAAGGTGATAAAAGAAGTCTCTACTTTTAAAGAAAAATACAAGAAAGGTAATAAACCATTTAACGAGATATAAATAGTAATGAGCATATGGACTAAAATATTTGGTGGTGTAGCAGGCGGTATAGCTGGGAAGGTAGCTGATATTGCTGACAGGTTTATACGGACTAAAGAAGAGAAGGATGCCTTTGAAATGGAGATGGAGAAAATCTTTATTGAAGCCGAGGCAGAGGTACAAAGAAATGTTACTGAAAGATGGCGTAGTGATATGACCAGCGACTCTTGGCTCAGTAAGAACGTGAGACCCCTTGTCCTTATATTTTTAGTAGCTTGTACCATGGTACTTATATTTATAGACGCAGGGGCCATTGACTTTAAGGTGGAGGACAAGTGGGTTGGACTTCTTGAGGTTATTTTGATTACTGTAATTGGTGCGTACTTTGGTGGCAGGTCCTTTGAGAAAATAAAAAAATCAAGCTCAGACAAGTAAAAACATCTTCCGTAATTTTTATTATCTTTGTCTAAATTAAATTTAATAAAATGGAAAAAATAAAGGACCAAGAATTAGATAATTTACAGACTCTTACAGCTGAGTTTAATAAATTAAAAACACAATTAGGTGACTTGACTTTGCAAAAGCATGGTGTTTGCTTAAGGGTAGAGGAACTAAAAAAAGAATTTCATACTCTTGAGTCTCAATTAATGGACACTTACGGAAGTGATTCAATAATAAATATGGAGACAGGAGAGGTGTCAAAAAAAGAACCAGATGGCTCAGATAAGTAATACTACAGTTTATCCAAATATAGTTCCTACCTCTAACGACTTTGTGGTACTCACTGATGTCAACGACAACAATGCAACAAAGACTTCTACTGTAGGTAGCTTTCAGGAATTTTTTGGAACTAAAACAGTAAGTGTTACCCTAACCTCTTCTCAAGTTTTAAACCTTTTTACTCAGCCAGCTGTATTGATAACAGGTGTAGCTGGCTTTCATATACTACCTGTATCTGTATTGGTTAAGTACTCTTACGGAACCTCTCCTTATAGCTTTGCTGATAATGTAAATATTTTATTAGGTTCTGGCAGTTCTGTATTTCACAGCTCTTCTGTGGTAGATAACTTTAACCTTATACAATCATATTCAACAGCAAGCATACCGTTGCCAACAACTTCAGCAAACGGTTCTAAGTACACTACTGTAGCTGGTGGAGACAATATACTTGCTCAGGCATTGGTATCTAATCCTACAGGTGGGGATGGGACTATAACAGTTGACATAATGTACAGACTTATACAAGCTTAAGACATGGCAAGAATTGACAATACTACAGTATACCCTACGGTCACCCCAGCAATGGATGACTTGCTTATTGCTACAGACGTTAGTGATAACAACAAAACCGTAACCTTTTTAGTAAGTGATTTAACAGGGGTTGCTACTGTTCTTCAGGGGCTGCAGTCTGTTTTGGATACAGGGAATACAGCGACACAAAGCTTAAGCTTAACGGGTGACATAAATGTAGTAGGTACAGTTTACCCAACCACTATTACAGCAGTAGGTTCTACAGGTTCTGCGGGTCAGATACTAAGTTCAACTGGCACAGGCTTACAATGGATTAATAGTCCCTCTACATCCTGCTGTAATTTACAGGACGTTCTTGATGTAGGCAACCAATCCACCACAGACATTGATATGGTGAGTTCTTCTATCTCAGTAAGCGGAGCAGGTGGGTCTATTGACATAACAAGCCCTTCATCATTTAGCAACTCAGGTACGAGTCTATTTACTGGATCAGTTCTTTTATACTCAACACTAAGCTTTAATGCAACGGGACAAATAAATGATGGTGCTGGAAGTGTGGGTACTGCGGGTCAGTGGCTAACCTCAACGGGTACAGGAGTTGCTTGGTCGAGTGCTATTCCTCCAGGGGCGGCTCCAACCTTACAGCAGGTATTAGACACAGGCAACACTGCCTTAAATGTGGGCATGACCTTTACAGGTACAAGTGTAATAAGTTTGTCTGCAAATAATAGTATAACGTCTTCAGGTAGTAACATATGGAGTGGTAACAATACATTCTCATCTACAGGCATAACATCTACTACAGCAGGTATAGCCTTAACGGGTTCTTTGTGGGACGGTGTTTCTACGGGAACAGTAAACCAAGTCCTTACCTCAACAGGTGCAGGAGGAGTTTCTTGGCAGACTGCAGCCACACCAACCCCAAACACCTTACAACAAGTATTAGATCAAGGTAACACCGCTATAGGGGCAAACGCAAGCATAACAGTAAGCGGAACAATAGAAGCTGCAACTATAACAGATGGCACTGCTTCTACAGGTTCTGCGGGGCAGGTGTTAACCTCTACGGGTTCTGCATTAGCTTGGTCTCCCGCAGGAACAGGTGCTATTACCCAGGTAACTGCTGGTAGTGCGGTTACCTCTGTAGGTCCAGCTATTTCTGTTTCTCCAATTACAGGTAACGTGGTTGTAACCCCTCAGATATTTGCAGGCACCAGTAATATAGGAGTAGTCCCATCATCAGCAGCAGCGAGTCAATCAACAGCATACTTAAGAGCAGACGGAACTTGGCAAGAAACACTATCTCAGTTTGTGCTCAAGATGACAGGCACTGATACATCGGTTCAAGCCCCAGCTGCATTAGATACAAAGTTGCAGGTTCTCTTTGGCTCTGCTCAGGCAACGACATCTGTTTCACTTGACTCTGCAGGGTTAATAACATTTAATGAGGCAGGAAATTACCGTCTTGTATTTAATGCTTGTATGATGAGAAATGTTATTAGTGGTTATTCTAATACTCAGTTCGTTATTTTTTACGATAGCGCAGGTGGAGCACCTACAGTAGCTGCATTTCCTATTAAGAGTTACAGCAACGAAAGTACAGGAGGCAACCAACCTAATATGTATTCTGAGGATATTATCATTAAGGTAGCTACTGGGTCTACCCTTGTTTTAAGGATAGTTAACGACACCTCTCTTGGATCAGATAACACAACTGCCCTACTACCATACGCAGGGACTTTAGGAACAACTCCTTCGGCAGCTGTTTTAATTTACAAGGCAGAGCAATAAATTAAATTAAATGAAATGGACATTAGAAAAATATCAATTGGTGCAGACTACAAGTCTGGAGCCATGCATTACATTGTTGGGCAAGAAGTTTTAGGCGGCTCACATACAATACACCTTATTCAGTCTTCAGATAATTCATACAGGATATGGATTCAAAAGGGAGATGTTGTGTACATGTGGAAGGAGTTTTTACATACCCTTCCAATCTCTTTAGAGTTTAATATAAACTTTTAATGAGGTCTCCATATAACTTTATTGTCAAGCCTCTAAACGATAGGAGGTATGACAACGTAAAAGAAATAGGCGGTACTGATTTTATTACAAGTGCTTCAGAGGAGGACCATGTTGCCTCTAACCGACAAGCTAAAGTAGTAGCCACACCTATAGATTACGCAGGTCCAGTTGAGGTAGGGGATACCTTATTAGTTCACCACAATGTCTTCAAGTTCTACAACGACATGAAGGGGAGGCAGAAGAGTGGGAGAAGTTTTTTAAAGGATAATCTTTTCTTAGTAGACAACGAGCAGTTCTTTCTGTATAAGAGAGATGGGGAGTGGATGGCTCACAGCAAGTATTGCTTTATAAAACCTATTAAATCAAAGGATTCTTACATATTAAAGGATGGAGAGGAGCCTTTGACTGGGGTTGTAAAGTATATCAACCAAGAACTTTTAGACTTAGGTGTAAGGGCGGGTGATGAGATTTCATTCACTCCAGATAGCGAGTACGCCTTTACGGTAGATGACGAGAAGCTATATAGAATGTTTACCAACAACATCACTATGGTAATGTAGTGCTGTATAAATTATAAATTAAATCATGGGAGTACAAAAAAACATTGGGTTACTAAAATCTAAAAACGAGCAGGTAACAGAGAATTTAAAAAAATTAATTCTTGAAGAACAAAAAACCAGAGAGTTAGCTATTGGATGTTTAGAGTTATTAAAGCTAATGCCAGGGTATGAGGAGGCGTTAAAACAGTTAACAGAAAAAACTGAAGATGAACATAAAGGAGCTTAAGTTAAGTATCATAGATGCTGGGGAAAAGGCAGTAAAGCAACTTGTAAAGGTAGCCAAGGAGGAGATAATAAAGGTTGACACTGAAGACCCATTAGCTGCAGATAAGTTAAAGAATGCAGCCGCTACTAAAAAGTTAGCTATCTTCGATGCCTTTGAAATACTTAAGCGTATAGAGGACGAGAAGTCTATGCTTGATGGAACGATAACTGAAAAGAAAAACAACACACCAAAAGGATTTGCAGAGTCAAGATCAAAATAGATTATATACGGACATAACAAAGCACATTCCTAAGTCTGTTATCTCAAACAAGAACAGGGGGAGGACTTGGTTGTATGGTTATAATGAAAAGTATGACGTAGTTGTTATATCTCATACGGGTCAGATAGAATCTATTATAAATATTAATGGGTTAAAAATAGCCCTACCTAAGCCACCTAAAGAAGTATTCAAAAGGTCTAAGGCTAAAGAAGAACAGCACTGGGAGTCTACCCCTTTAGCAAAAGAGTTGTCTAAGATTAAGTCTATATTCCAGTGGCACGACACGCCTGACATATTTAAGTCCAAGTGGGTTGACTATATCGAGGAAGAGTTCAACAGACGTGAGCATGGGTATTGGTTTATGAACAACGGTAAGCCTACTTACATTACAGGGACCCATTACATGTACTTGCAGTGGACAAAGATTGATGTAGGTAACCCTGACTTCAGAGAAGCTAACAGAGTTTTTTATATCTTCTGGGAGGCGTGTAAGGCTGACAAGAGGAGCTTTGGAATGTGTTATCTAAAGATAAGGCGTTCAGGGTTTTCTTTTATGAGTTCATGTGAGGGGGTTAACCAAGCTACCATAACAAAGGATTCAAGAATAGGCATACTTTCTAAAAGTGGTTCTGATGCAAAGAAAATGTTTACCGACAAGGTAGTACCTATTTCAAATAACTACCCGTTCTTTTTCAAGCCTATACAGGACGGTATGGATAAGCCTAAAACAGAATTAGCTTACAGGGTCCCAGCGTCTAAGATTACTAAAAAGAACATGCACACCTTGTCTGATGATGAGCTTGAAGGGTTGGACACCACTATAGATTGGAAGAACACAGGGGACAACAGTTACGATGGGGAGAAGTTACAGTTACTTCTGCATGATGAGAGTGGAAAGTGGGAGAGGCCAGATAATATTTTAAATAACTGGAGGGTGACTAAAACTTGTTTGCGTTTAGGTAGTAAGGTTATTGGTAAGTGTATGATGGGGTCAACCTCAAACGCTTTAGACAAAGGGGGTAGAAACTTCAAGGCACTTTATGATGACTCCTTTCCCTCTAAAAGGAATGCAAATGGTCAAACAAAAAGTGGGTTGTATTGTTTGTTTATTCCTATGGAGTGGAACTTTGAGGGTTATATTGACTTATACGGTATGCCTGTATTTAACACCCCAATAAAACCTGTCAAGGGTATAGACGGGGAGCCTATAACAATTGGAGCTATTGACTACTGGACAAACGAGGTTAACTCACTTACTCAGGATCCAGACGCATTAAACGAATTTTACAGACAGTTTCCAAGAACGGAGTCTCACGCATTTAGAGATGAGAGTAAGCAGTCTATATTTAACTTGACAAAGATATACCAGCAGGTGGACTATAATGATTCCTTAATAATAGACCACCATGTAACGAGGGGTTCGTTTCATTGGAAGGATGGTATAAAGGACTCTAAGGTTATATGGTCACCTAATAAGAACGGAAGATTTTTAGTGAGCTGGACACCACCCCCACATCTTCAGAACAAGGTTATTATGGAGAGAGGGATTAAGAAGCCAGGCAACGAGGATGTCGGATCATTCGGCTGTGACTCCTATGATATATCAGGGGTTGTTGTTGGCAAGGGGTCTAACGGTGCGCTGCATGGACTCACTAAGTTTAACATGCAAGAGGCTCCGAGTAATGAGTTCTTCTTAGAGTACATAGCAAGGCCGCAGACTGCGGAGATATTTTTCGAGGAGGTGTTGATGGCCTGCGTGTTCTATGGGATGCCTATACTATGTGAAAACAATAAGCCTCGTTTACTGTATCATTTTAAGAACAGGGGTTACAGGGGTTACTCCTTAAATAGACCTGACAAGTCTTACACTAAGCTCTCTAAGACAGAGAAGGAGTTGGGAGGTATTCCTAACTCAAGTGAAGACGTAAAGCAGTCACACGCCTCTGCTATTGAATCATACATCGAGAAGCATGTAGGTATTGACTTTAATGGAGACTATAGAGATGTAGGGGATATGGGTACTATGTACTTTGGAAAGACGCTTGAGGACTGGGCAAAGTTTGACATAAGTAACAGGACAAAGTTTGATGCTGCTATAAGTTCAGGGTTAGCTATTATGGCCAATCAGAAACACTTGTACACACCATCTAAACAACAATCAAAAATATTAGTTAAATTTGCTACATATAATAACTCCAGCGGTAAAAGTCAAATAAATACATGAAAGACGTTAATATAAACATAAACTCTGCAGCGTTTCCTGACCAATTTGCTTCTGATAAAGACAAGGCTACGGACGAGTTTGGTCTACAGGTAGGTCAAGCTATACAGTACGAGTGGTTCAGAAAAGATGGAGGGGGTTGTAGGTTTTACAGTCAGTGGGCAGAGTTTCATAGACTAAGACTTTACGCAAGAGGAGAGCAGTCAGTCGCAAAGTACAAAAACGAGTTAGCAGTAGACGGAGATTTATCGTACCTAAACTTAGACTGGACACCAGTCCCTATCATACCAAAGTTTGTAGACATTGTTGTTAACGGAATGTCTGACAGATTGTTTAAGGTTAACTGTATTGCTATGGATGCTATGTCGGCTGAAAAAAGGAATCAGTTTCAAAGAACGGTAGAGGTTAATGTAGTTGCTCAGGACCTGTTTAGACAAGTAGAAAAAGATTTTGGTGTAAAAATGTTTCAGGTAGACCCAGGAACTTTACCTCAGGGTGACACAGAGATGGAGCTTTACATGCAGCTAAACTATAAGCCTGCAATAGAGATAGCTAACGAGATAGCTATTAACACTATGCTTGAGGAGAATCATTATGTTGACACTCGCAAGAGGGTGGACTACGATATTACTACATTAGGAATAGGCATGACCAAGCACACCTTTCAGCAAGGTGATGGTATAAAGGTTGACTATGTTGACCCTGCAAATGTTGTTTACAGTTACACAGAGGACCCTTACTTCAAGGATACATTTTATTGGGGGGAGATAAAGACAGTACCAATTGGTGAGGTGATAAAGATTGACCCAACAGTAACAAACGAGCAACTGTCTGAGATATCTAAGTACAGTCAGGCGTGGTACGACTACTACAATGTAGCAGCTATGTATGAGAACAGTATGTTTGCAAGAGATACATGTACTCTATTATACTTTAACTACAAGACTACTAATAGTTTTGTATACAAAAAGAAAAAGACTGCCGAGGGTACATACAAAACTGTAGAGAAGGATGACGAGTTCAACCCACCTCAAGAGATGATGGACGAGGGCGAGTTTGAAAAGGTAGAGAAAAGAATTGACGTTTGG